CAGTAAAAGACCCACGCAGCCGTGATAGCGGCAACACTTTGCTGCAAAAATCATTTGTAGGCGGTTATATTGCTATTGTCGGGGCTAATTCACCGGCAGGGCTGGCATCTAGGCCGGTTCGTTGTGTTTTTTTTGATGAGGTTGATCGTTACCCACCATCAGCAGGCACAGAAGGCGATCCGATAGACCTAGGCCGAAAAAGAACGTCAACATTTACATATAACCGCAAAATTGTAATGGTTAGCACCCCAACTAACAAAGGTGCGTCTAGAATTGAGGCAGCTTATGAAGAAAGCGATAAAAGACGTTATTTTGTGCCTTGCCACGATTGTGGGCATAAACAAACCTTAAAATGGTCTCAGGTACAGTGGGAAAAAGATCAGCCAGAAACCGCAAGCTATATTTGTGAGGCTTGCGGCAGCGTATGGGATGATGCAGACAGATATAGAGCTGTGCGCAATGGGGAATGGATAGCGGAACGGCCAAACGTAAAAACTGCTGGGTTTCACTTAAATGGCATTTATTCACCTTGGACACCGCTAGCAGATGCTGCGCGCGAGTTTTTAGCTGCAAAAAAGATGCCTGACACCCTTCGCGTGTTTTGCAATGTATATCTTGCAGAGACTTGGGAAGATCAAGGTGAAAGGATTGATGATTATGCTGTAGCAGAACGCGCCGAAGTGTTCGGTGATACTCTAGATGAAGGCATTGTCGTTATTACTGCTGGCGTTGATGTGCAAGACGATCGTATTGAACTAGAACTCGTGGGATGGGGCAGGGATGAAGAAAGTTGGTCGTTGGCATATCATACGCTATATGGTGACCCTAGCACCCCACATTTGTGGAATGACCTTGATAGTATTTTAAACAGCAGTTTTGAAACAGAAAATGGTAGGCAACTAGGAGTTAGGGCGACTTGTATAGATAGCGGCGGGCATTATACGCAAGCAGTATACAACTTTGTCAGGCCGCGCGAAGGTAAACGCATTTTTGCTATTAAAGGTATGGCTGGTGAGCAAAGGCCATTAGTTTCTAGGCCAACAAAAAACAACATTGGGAAAATTAAATTATTTACTGTTGGTGTTGACAACATCAAGGAATTGATTTTTTCACGACTTAGGATACAATCAGAAGGTGCAGGATTTTGTCACTTTCCTGCGGATAGGCCAGATGAGTATTTTAAGCAGCTTGCAAGCAGCGAAAAAATTGTAACAAAATACCATAAAGGCTTTCCGCGCAGGGAATTTATAAAAACCCGTGCGCGAAATGAAGCACTCGATTGCAGGGTGTACGCATATGCAGCTTTGTGTATATTATCGTTGAGGATAAATGATATTGCTGATCGGATACAAAATGCCTCAAAAAACGAACCAGAGCAGCCAAGTCTTGAGCAGCAAGCACAACAAAACCCATTTTTTAAGCGCAGACCGCAAGGCGGTTTTGTTAATAGTTGGCGGTAGATAATGGCAAACAGATTTGACATAGATGAAGCACCAGACGGGCAGCAGCCCGAAATAATTGTTATTGGTGATTATCTGCTTTGGAAACGCACCGATCTTATAGATGATTATCCAGTTGCAGATTACACAATGGAATATGTCGCACGCATTACCGCAGGCGGCTCAACCGAAATTAAAGTTGCAAGCAGCGTTGTCGGCGGCACATATGTGTTTGAAGTAGACAGCACAACCAGCGCAACATTTGACGCTGGATTTTATCACTGGCAGCTTGAAGTTACAGAAACTGCTTCCGGCAATCGTATTGTTATTGAGCGCGGTACTTTTACCGCCGTTGTTGATTTAGACGTAAACGGCACCGACCCGCGTACACACGCTGAAATAATGATTGCAAAGATTGAAAGTATCTTGCAAGGCAAGGCAGATGCAGATGTTTCCAGCTATAGCATACAAGGCAGATCATTAACAAAAATGTCGTTTGAAGAGCTGATTAATGCTCGTGATTTTTATCGCAAGGAATATGCGAAAGAGCGTGCTCTAGAACGTGCAAAAGCTGGTGAGACAACAGGGCAAACCATCTTGGTGAGGTTTTAATTATGGGCTTTTTTGACTTTTTTAAGGCAAAGCCCCAACCACGCAAGGCGGTTAGGGCATTTCACGGCGCGGACACAGGCCGATTATTTAGTGATTTTGTAAGCAGCAGCCGATCGGCAGACAGCGAAATCAAACCATCATTACGAGTTTTGCGGGATCGTTGCCGTGAAATTAGCCGAAATCACCCATATGCTAAAAGATATTTGCAGATTATGTCCACAAATGTCGTTGGTTCGGCAGGGGTTCGCATACAGGTGCGAAAGCGTAATGATGACAATTCTTTAGATAGTGTTGGAAACAGAATTGTTGAGCAAGCGTGGCAACAGTGGGGCAGAGCCGGTTTTTGTACTGTAGATGGTCGGGTTTCTTGGGCACAAGCACAAAGATTGTTTTTAGAAACGTTAGTGCGTGATGGTGAGGTCTTAATTCAAAAAATTAAAAACCCTGCCGGCAACCCTTTTGGCTTTTCTTTAAAATTTTTAGAGGCTGATTATCTTGATGAAGGCTATGACGCACGGCTAAATAATGGCAATGAAGTGCGGATGGGCGTGGAATTAGATAAAAGCACCGGAAAGCCGCTAAATTATTATCTTTTTGAAGACCATCCACATCACGATCAAGGCTATGGCAGCAAGACAAAGCGGCACCATAAGATTGTGCCTGCTAGTCAAATTATTCACTGTTATTTGCAAGATCGCGCTGGGCAAACACGTGGTGTGCCTTGGATGAGCAACGTTTTATCACGCCTAAAAATGCTTGATGGCTATGAGGAAGCAACGCTTGTAAATGCGCGGGTTGCTGCATCAAAGATGGGCTTTTTTACCAGCCCAGAGGGTGATGGGTTTGTCGGTGATGATTATGACAATCACGCACCTATAATGTCAGCCGAGCCTGCAACGTTTACACAATTGCCTGCTGGAATGTCTTTCACTGCTTTTGATCCGCAAAACCCGACAGACAGCTTTTCTGATTTTGAAAAGGCTATTTTACGCGGGATCGCATCAGGCCTTGGTGTAAGTTATGTATCTTTGGCAAACAATCTCGAGGGCGTTAGCTATAGCAGCATCCGGCAAGGAACAATAGAAGATCGTGACCATTTTAAAATGGTGCAACAATTTATGATTGACCAATTTATTGACCCGATTTATCGGGCTTGGTTAGAAATGGCGATAACAGTTGGGCGTATAAATTTGCCAATGGGAAAGTATGACCTGTTTGCAGATCAAGTTATTTATCGGCCACGCGGTTTTGCTTGGGTTGATCCGCAAAAAGAAATTCAAGCAAGCGTCATTGCATTAAATAACGGCATTGTTAGCCTTCAAGATGTACACAGCCAATATGGTCGTGATACTGAAGAAATTTTTGAGCAAATTAACCGCGAAAGCGAATTGGCTGATCGTTACAACATCGACACCGCTTTCCAACCATTTGGCACAAAGGCACCAGTGCCAGCAAATGTTGAAGAAGGGGCTGAAAATGTCTGAAAATGACCAGATTGAAAAAGAAACTAAATTGGTGGATAATGCACCGATGGAAAACGAAGAAATACATATTGAAGAACGCTTTGATCGTGGTGAGCTTATGCACCGCGCTGGGGCAGCTGAGATGGTCGAAGAAGATGACCGGCGCGTTAGGATGTCGATTTCTTCTGAAGAACCCGTTGAGCGTTCTTTTGGTTTAGAGGTTTTGCGTCACGATGATGGCGCAGCAGATTTGTCAAGATTAAACAGCGGCCACGCGCCATTATTGCTTGATCACGATTTGACAAAACAAATTGGCGTTATTGAGCGCACCTATTTGGATAAAGCTGATCGCAAGTTGCGGTCAGTGGTTCGCTTTGGAAAAAGCGCACTAGCGCAAGAGGTGTATCAAGATGTCAAGGATGGGATACGAAGCAACGTCAGCATCGGTTATCAAATCCGCACAATGGAAGACAAGAGAGCCGATGGGACAGTTGGTATTTCTTCTTGGTTGCCATACGAAGCTAGTATTGTGAGCGTTCCAGCCGATGCCGGTGTGGGCGTTAATCGCAATGCTGAATTTATCGAACCTACTATCAAGTCAGAGGAAAAAGTTATGACTGAAGTAAATCACGATGAAATCCGTGAGGCAGCCGCTGAAGCAGCCAAGCGCGATTTTCAAAAGAATGCCAGCGAGATCATCAATCTTGCTGTTAAACACAATCGGCGTGATCTAGCCGATAAAGCAATCGGCGAAGGTCAGTCTGTTGCACAATTCCGCGCAACATTGCTGGACGCAATCGGCGAAGGTAAGCCACTTGAGCAGTCAGCCGGTGCGGTTGATATGTCAGAAAAAGAGCAGCGCGACTATTCGTTCATCAAAGCTGTTCGCGGCTTGGTGAATGGCTCTGGCCTAAATGGTCTTGAGCGCGAGGTTTCAGAAGAAATCGCAAAGCGCACTGGACGCGAGGCACGCGGCTTTTATGCACCAGACAGCTTCTGGGGCGGTCGTCGTGACCTGACTGTTGGCACAGCTACAGCCGGTGGACATTTGGTCGGCACTGATCATCTTGGTGACCAGTTTGTTGATGCCTTACGCTCACGTTTGGTATTTAACGAGCTTGGCGCACGTTTTATGACCGGTTTGCGTGGCGATGTTGCTATTCCAAAGCTAGCAACTGGCGTTTCAGCCGGTTTCGTTGCTGAGAACGGTGCTACATCTGAAGTGAACGCTGTTTTCTCGCAAATCACAATGTCTCCAAAATCACTCGGAGCATTTACCGATATTTCTCGTTTGCTGATGATCCAGTCTGATCCATCTGTTGAGCAGATTGTTCGTGATGACCTGCTGAACGCAATTGCACAAAAAATTGAAGATGTTGCGATTGAAGGCGGCGGTTCTAACGAGCCAACTGGTATTACTGGCACTGCCGGTATCGGTTCAGTTGCAATCGGAACCAATGGTGGCGTAATCGCGTGGGATGATATTGTTAACCTTGTTAAAGAGGTTGAAATTGACAACGCTGCGATTAACGGCAACACACTTGCTTATCTAACGAACCCAAAGGTTAAGTCACTGATGGCTTCAACTCCAAAGGTTGCCTCAACAGATAGCGTAATGTTGCTTGATGCACCTTGGAATAGCCTTTATGGGTATAACCTTGCTGTCACCAACAACGTGCCTTCTGATCTTACAAAAGGCACACTGACAACCGCATCTGCAATGGTGTTTGGTGATTTTAGTCAGCTAATGATGGGCTTTTTTAGCACTCCCGATGTGCTCGTGGATCCATATACCGCTGGCTCAACTGGTGCAGTTCGCATCCGCGTTATGCAAGAGCTTGACATTGCTGTTCGTCACGCACAGTCATTCGCTGCGTGTCTCGACATCGACGCATAAATATAATGGTGGGGCAGCTTCGGTTGCCCCATCTTCACCCGATAGGGGGCTAATATGAAAATTAAATGCAAACGTAATATTTTAATTGGTGGCAATGCACACGTTGTTGGTGACATTGTTGAAGTGGCTGAAAATGTAGGTCTTGATTTAGTTAATACTGGCAAAGTTGAAGTGTATGAAGAAAAACAGGGCATAACTGATCGTGCAATTGGTTTAACAAAAAAATCAGCAGCTAGTTTAGTAAAGCGGAACACAAAGAAAAAATGACGATTAAACTTGTTAAAATCACAACGCTAAAAGACTGCCAAGCGGGTTCAGTCGGTATTATGCTTGCCGGTGAAGATCACGATGTTCGTCAAGATGAAGCGAACAAACTGATTGATCGCGGTTATGCAAAACTATGGTCAGCTAAAGTGGCTAAAGTGGCTAAAGTAGTTAATGAGGATGCCGAATAATGGCGGTCGAAACTGCAAATGACCGCGCCATCTTTGTTGGCGTTAATGATTTCGGAGTTGCAGCGACCTATAATGCGACCACGATTAACGGCATTTTTGATAATGATTTTGTCGAGGTTGACGCTGGCGGGGGCGTTGGCTTTGCACTGCAACAGCCGCGATTTGTTTGCCGCACCGCAGACGTATCAACAGCCGCTGAAGGCGATACAATTACGATCAACTCGGTGGCCTATACGATGCGGATTGTGCAAGATGATGGCACCGGTATGACAACGTTGATATTGGAAAAACAATAGATGGCACACGCTCGTCAGCAAATACGTGATCAGATCGTAACCACTTTAACAGGATTAGCAACAACCGGCAGC